TTAGCTTTAGGATATTCTAGTAATTCATCTAATTTTGCTAACAATGCTAGTAACTTTGCTAACACTGCTAGTAATGCAGCTAATGCGGCTAATGCCGCAAGAGATGCTGCTCTAGCTTCAGCAGATAGTTTTGATGATACATATTTAGGTGCTAAAGCAAGTGATCCATCAGTAGATAATGATGGTGGTGCTTTAAATGCTGGTGATCTTTACTTTAATACAACATCTAGTGTATTGAAATATTATACAGGTTCTGCTTGGTTAACTGTAGAAGCTGCAGATACAAGTACTTTTGCTACAAAAGGTTTTGCTTTAGCTGTTTCTATTGCATTATAATATAAACTAATATAGGAAATTAAATATGGCACAAAATTTTAGAAGATACATAGCAAGAAACGTAACAACTTCTGCTAGTACATTATTAACTGCAAATAGTTACGACACAATCATAGGAATATCTTTAGCTAACACAACTTCTTCAGCTGTTAATGCTTCAGTATATATTACATCAAGTGCTGCAGATTATTACATAGTAAAAAATGCACCAATTCCAGCAGGATCATCATTACAAGTTATTGATGGTGGTGCTAAATTCGTTCTTGAATCTGGTGATGCACTAAAAGTAATTTCTGACACAGCTACATCTTTAGATGTAATTGTTAGTGCAGTTGACGATATTTCAACATAGGAATAAACAATGCCTTTTATAGGAAACACGCCAGCAAGAGTTCCTTTAACTTCTGCGGATATAACAGATGGTATTATTGTTAATGCTGATATTGCAAACTCAACAATTAATCTTACAACTAAAGTAACTGGTACATTACCTACTACAAATGGTGGTACAGGTTTAGCTACATTAGGAACTGCTGGTCAAGCATTGGTTGTTAATAGTGGTGCAACAGCTTTACAATATTCAACTGTTGGTGCAACTGCTGGAACAGTTATACAGTTAAAGACTGCAACAGATTCTACTGAAAGAACTACAACATCAACAACATTTCAAACAGCAAGTACATTATCAATTTCAATAACACCATCTTCAGCAAGTAATAAAATAGTATTAATGTTATTTAATTTATCAACATATTCAAGTGGTGGTAATACTGCAGTTTCAATATTTAGAAATTCTACAAATTTAGGTAATGCTACTTATGGATTATTTAATCAAAATGATGATACTTTTATAAGAATGTGGAATTATGCTTATGAAGATAGTCCAAGCTCAACATCAGCAATAACATATCAAGTTCGTTATGCAAATTTTAATTATGGTTCTGCAACAATAATAAAACCATTAAATGGTAATGCTTCACCAAGTGCTACGTTAGTTGCTATGGAAGTTAAGGGTTAATTATGAAAATAAGAATTATAGAATCAATATTAGAAATTAATCCTAACGCAGTAGTAAATGTAACTGCTGACGATATTAATCAAATTGAGTGGTTAGAAAACACTCCAGTTATTTCTAATGATATTATTTTAGCAAAACAATCTGAATTACAAATACAAGAAGATAATAAAGAAATTATTAAAGAACAAAACAAACAATCAGCATTAACTAAATTATCTGCTTTAGGTTTAACTGAAGATGAGATAAAAGCAATACTAGGATAATATGGCATATATCGGCAAACAACCACTTGTAGGAAACTTCGTTAAGCTAGATACAATTACAACATCCGCTACGACTACATTCAATTTATTAAATGGTGGTGTTGCGTATTTTCCACAAACTGCTAACAACTGCTTAGTATCTTTAAATGGTATCTTACAAGCACCAACTGATTCTTACACAATATCTGGTTCTACAATTATATTCTCAAATGCACTAACAACATCTGATGTAATTGATTTTATTATTGTATTAGGAGATGTATTAAACATAGGCACTCCAAGTGACAATACTGTATCTTTAGCTAAACTAACAGCTACTGGTACTAAAGATTCTACAACATTTCTAAGAGGTGATAATACTTTTGCAGCACCTTCTAGTGATTATGTTTTACTTGCTACAACAGATGCTTCATCTTCTGCTGCAGTAAGTTTTGATGGATACTTTTCATCTACTTATAAAAATTATATGGTTCTTGTTTCAAATGCTATACCAGCAACTAATGATGTTAGTTTTAGATTTAGATTAAGAAGAAGCAATGCTGATATAACAACATCAAATTATAATTCTACTAAGTTTGCATATTGGAAAGGTGCATCAACTAATGGAACTGGCGAAAGTGGTGGATGGGATACAGATCATGTTAATTTAGTTTATGCAGGTGTTCGTAGCACAACAAGTTATGGTGGTTGTAATTCTATTATATATATAATGAACCCATTAGGAACAGATTCTTATAAAGCAATAGTAGGAACAAACACTTATTATCATAACAATAGTTCAATTTTAACTATAGATAGAAATGATTTTACAGCTATGTTAGATGATGCAACAACAGCATTATCAGGAATATCTTTTTTTATGAATAGTGGAAATATAGCTTCAGGTAACTTTAAACTATATGGAATTAAATAAATGAAAAAAATTCTTAATGGTATTGAAATAGAATTAACTTCTGAGGAAATTGCTCAACGTTTATTAGATGAACAAAAAGCAATTCAAGAAAGAATTGAATTTAATAATAAGATTGAACAACAAGAATCTAAAAAACAATCTGCTATTGCTAAACTAAAAGCACTAGGATTAGACGAAGAAGAAGTAAAAGCTATTCTAGGAGTATAGCTTATGCTGTCGCAAGACTTCATATTTAAATTTCTTTCTTACATAAATAGTATAACTATAAAAGGAATTTAAATATGCCATTAAAATTCGCAACAAACCAATCACTAACTTCGGTTACTGCACTACCTTCTGCAGTACCTACTGATAATCTAATACTTATCTCAACACAGACAGCTTCTAATAGTGCTAACATTTCATTTACTGGAATAAATGGAACGTATGATGAATATGTATTTAAGTTTATTGATATTCACCCAAGAAGCACTGCATTTCTTCAGTTTCAAACATCTACAAATGGTGGTTCTAGTTATGGTGTTACTGCAACAACAACTTATTTTTATACAGCACATAATGAAAATGATTCAACACCAGATGGTTTAATATATAATACTGATGCTGATTTAGCACAAAGCACATCTTATCAACTTTTATCTTATGGTGGAAGTGGTGCAGATGAATCTATGGCTGGTTCTTTAAGTTTATTTAATCCTTCTTCAACTACATACGTTAAACATTTTATTTCTAATTTTAATGGTTATCCAACAACTTTTACATATGTAACATACGTTGCTGGATATTTTAATACAACAAGTGCAATAAACGCAGTTCAATTCAATATGTCTAGTGGAAACTTTGATGGAACTATTGCTATGTTTGGGGTATTGTAATATAGGTATCTTATGGTAGATCACAAATTAGTAGATGGTGTTAAAGTAGTTCTCTCTGATGCAGAAATAGAACAGAGAAACTCTGAGGAAGCTGCTTGGAATGCAGGAGCATTTGATCGTGCTATTAATAATTTAAGACAAAGACGTAATGCTTTACTATCTGCTTCTGACTGGACAATTTTATCAGACAGTCCAGTTCAAGATAAATATATATGGCAATCATACAGACAGTCGCTAAGAGATTTAACTGAAGGATTATCAACAGTTGAACAAGTTAATTCAGTAGTATTTCCTACAAAGCCATAATATAAAATCGTTTATACAACGATGAACATTCTTATAGCGATACCTTGCTTAAATTTACAAAGTAAATTTATTAATGGGATTGTTCAAACACTATGAACATACTCATTGCAATCCCATGTTACGGAGGAAACATTTCCAATCTTACATTCCATTCATTATTTAATTGCATCAAACCTTTAAATGATATGGGACACAATCTTAGGATTGAAACACTTCCAACTGAATCTTTAATCAATCGTGCTAGAAATAAGTTTGTAACTAAGTTCTTAGATAATAAAGAATTTAATGGAACACACTTATTATTTATTGATGCTGACATAGGATTCACATTGCAGAATCTTTTAAGAGTTATAGAGTTTAATAAAGAAGTTGTTACATGCACCTATCCTGTGAAAGGTTTTTACTGGCAGCAATTACTAGATCGTATCAAAGAAAATAATAATATAGATGAACAAACAATGCGTGATTATCTTTTGCAGTTCAATGTTAATCTATATCCTAACACAGAATTTAAACAGGGATTCGCAAGAGTAAAAGAAAGTGCTACAGGTTTTATGATGATTAAACGTGAAGTGTTTACTACTATTATGGATAAGTTTCCTAACTTAAAATACAAACCAGATCTAAGAACAGGAATAGAAGGATCAGATAATGCTTATGATTTCTTTCCGGTTGGAATTTATAAAGAGAAAGATGGTGTTAATAGATTTTTATCTGAAGACTATTACTTCTGTAGATTAGCTGAGGAATGTGGTTTTGAAATCTGGACTGATTTATCTACACCAATTACACACTTGGGAAATACCGAATATAGTGGTATGTTCATGACACAACTAAACAGAAAATAATATGATTACACTTATTATTGGTTTACTAGCTGGAGGTTTCATTGGTTACGCTTATAAAGATGAAATCAGTAAAGCTATTGAATCTATCAAAGCCATATTGAAAATATAATAATTTAACCTATATAGGCTTCATTAACCAATGGAGAATATTATGTTAGACTATAAATCTATAAAAGAATACTGGACCAAGTTCTATGCAGATGCTTTTGAAGATGCAAAATCATTCTGGAAGAACTACGCAGATACAGTAGAAAAATTATATAAAAAATAAATAAATAATAGTTATAAAACAATAAGTTATAAAAAATAATTTTATTTACTTATTATTCAATTAACTCTATTTCCGCATTGCCAAACCAACTAATAGGAGTTAGCATGGCAAAGAAAAAGAAATCAGCTGAAGATATTATCTATGAGATTAAAGATCTCCTTGATGATCTTGAGCTGCGTATAAATCCAGAAGATTCTTATGATGATGAATCAGAAGATGAGGATCTTGATTTAGACGAAGAAGAAGACGAGTAAATACTAGATATATGGGTAGTGAATATCTAGCTACCCATATACAATTCATAATTGACTTTTTATCCACAACCACTATAGGTAGTGCATGAAGAGAAAGAAGCAACCTACATCTGCTACATCAGTAAGACTATCTGCTCACGAGAGATTATGTGCAGAAAGGATGCAAACACTTATTAAAACAATTGATGAGTTAAAAGTAGAAGTAAAAGATCTTCGTGGCGATATGAATAAAGGCAAGGGTGTTATTTATTTTATAATATTTCTTGGTGGTATTGCTACAGCGATTGGCAGTTTCTTTCAATTTAGATAAACAACACAGGGTTTTACATTGTTAAAGGCAGACAAAGGATTAGTTTCCGAAGCATTAGCTCAAGCATACTTTGCTAAAGATCCAAACCTAATTGTATTCACAGCACTGGGTGGCGTTGGTCCAATAGATATTATTACGTTTAACACTAAGACAAAAGAGTATTGCAACTATGACGTTAAGACTGTGTCATATAGAAAATCAAATACCAAGTATGGTCATAAAAGTAATGATCGTATAAATAGAACTCCATCAAAAATACAGAAGGCTTTAAATGTAAAGATTGTTTATGTATATGAAGATGGTAAGATACTTATCAAATGAATTACGAAGACGTTAAGATACGAATTAAAAA